TTGCGGAAAAGGCTTTTAATTTGTTCCTCAAAGATGTCAAGGTATTTTGCAAATACAATAATAGGCCGTATGGGGCTTGGATAAAGCAATTCAGTAGGGAGCAGTTTTTTAAAAAAGTGAAAATTAAAAATTAATGAAAGTATCTATCTACAAAAACATAAGAGACACGACAAGTCAAAAGACTATTGATCTTGATTTGTTGCTGGAAAATATAAAAGATGGCATTTATCAAGACGATGTGTTGGCCTACAGAAGATTAAAACCAGAGCAGAAAGAAGAGCGCAGAAAGGCAAAAGATAAATTAAATAATGTAACAATAAGCGGAACATTTACCAGCCGCAAAGATGCGGAATTAATAAATCATACTGGCTTTTTATGCATTGATATTGATGACATAGATGACATAGATGAGATTAAAAGCATTATATGCGCTGATAAGTATGTATACGCTGCCTTTACAAGTGTTTCAGGGTATGGTATAGCAGCATTATTTAGAATAAATGCAAATAGGCATAGAGATTCGTTTTATGCTATAAGTGGATATTTGCGTGATAACTACGGCATCATAGTAGATCCAACAGCCATAAATGTAAGCCGCACAAGATATGTAAGCTATGATCCAGACTTGTATATAAATGAAAGGGCTGAAAAGTTTACGGACTTGCCAAAGAAGGAAACAGCCAAGCAGCACAAGAGCAGAACAAAACAAGTAATTTTCGTTCAAAATGATTTTGAGACGATTGTAAACAAAGTAATAGAACGCAATATAGATTTAACTGAAAACTATAAAGACTGGCTAAATATAGGTTTTGGTATTGCTGATAAATTAGGCGAATCTGGAAGGCCTTTCTTTCATGATCTAAGTGCTATTAGCCAAAAATATAATTCAAGGATATGTGATAAGCAGTATGACAATTGCTTAAAAGCGAATGGTACAGGAATTACAATTTCTACTTTTTACTGGCTTGCTAAGAATGCTGGTATAGTCACTTATTCCAAAGACACATTAGAGGTTGCATCAAAAATCAAAAGCAGCTTAAAGAAAGGCGGCAATATCGAAGGAGTTAAAAATACCTTGGTTAACATCTTAGGATATGACACAAGAACAGTTGAAGAGGTAGCTCCCCAAGTTGATGCCAACTTAGTCTTGGATGATGTAAGCGATTTTGAAGAAATGGCTAACTATGTGGTGATGAACTATGATTTTAGAAAGAATGATATTACAGGATATTATGAACTAAAAATAGATGGGGTTTATGAGCAAATTTATGATGAGCATATAAATTACATTTATGTAGATGTGAACAAAAAAGACATGAAGGCAGGGCATAAGGATATTAAGTCTATTATTATGAATAAAGAATGTCCTGTATACAATCCGTTTAAAACATTTATTGCAAAAAATAAAGATAAAAATACAACTGGTAATATCAGAAAGTTAAGTGATTGCATTCAAAGCAGTTACGGATTAAGCGATGACGAAAGATATACTTTCATAAAAAAATGGGTTGTGGGGTTAATTGCATCAATATATAATGAGCCTTCTTCATTAATGTTGGTGCTAACAGGAGAGAAGCAGGGGATAGGGAAGACAGAGTTTTTTAGAAGGTTGCTGCCAGATAGTTTAAAGGGTTACTATGCAGAAACTAACAGCTTTAGCAGCAAAGATGATTGGATATTAATGGTAAACAATTTGATTGTAATGGTTGATGAGATGAGTGCGCTAAGTGAGCAGCAAATGAGAACATTAAAGGATATCAGCACCAAGCGAATATTTAATATCCGTGCGCCATATTCGCCCGCCGCTAAAGCAATGCCGAGGTTAGCCGTTCTATGCGGCACATCAAATGAAAGTGCATTACTGGGAGATTTAACAGGGAATAGAAGGATAATTCCTGTTCATGTGAATCAAATAGATCATAAGGCTTACAATGCTATTTGCAAAGAATCATTATTTATGGAGGCTTATAATTTATATCAATCTGGATTTAGTCATAACTTAAGCCGTGAGCAAATAGACATTATCAATTATAATAGTGATGCCGTTAATGAGTTTAAGAATGCGAGCTATGAAGAGCAAATGATGTTGAAGTATTTTGTAGTGCCTGAAGATGAAAGTTTAGGCAAGTTTTACACGACAACGGACATTAAAAACATTATAGACAACAAAGGAAAGGTAAACACAAGTTTACGAAAGATTGGGGCGGTGTTAAAGAATGTTATGAAGGTAAAAAGGCAGACATTTAGAAACGCAAACGGCAATACCCAAAAAGGATATTTATTATATTTGCAGTACATTACAGAGGAGGGGTACAGGCCAACTTCTGAACAAAATGATTACAGATTCTGAAGCAATTAGAAGAAAGATTACAAGCAGAATGCTTTAAATGGGCTTGGAATACCTACCCCAATTTAAGAAGGCAATTGTTTCATGTTCCAAATGGTGGGCTACGGACAAAGCACGAGGCAGCAAAGTTTAAAGCAATTGGAGTTGTTGCAGGGATACCAGATTTAGTTTTAGTCTTAGACAATGGGCAATCTTATTTCTTTGAGATGAAAGGAGATACAACGCCATTAAGTAAAGGCCAAATCAATTTGCATAAAGCTTGGAGAAGCAAGGGTATAGAAATATTTGTGTGTAGAACATTAGAAGAGTTTCAAGAAAAATTTAAGCAAGTAATATAAAGAAGTAGATAGTCTTTAATGTTTTTTTAATTGATCCAAGCCAACATTCAAAAGTGAGTGCTGGCTTTTTTGTTATTGGGGGTTACACATTTACCTATTTTTTAGTTGTAATTTTGAACAAATCTAAATAACAGATTTGGGCCTACTTAGCACGTTAATTCATCCTTTTGTAAATGGCTTTAGCTTTCATAATCCTAATGTCAGCATAGAGCAATGGGCAGATGCACATGATGCTGGCTTGGATTTAATGCCTACTGTAACGCCAGACACAGCCATGAGAGTTAGTGCGGTGTATAGCTGCGTGAAAGTCATATCTGAGGATATCTCAATAATGGATGTTGAGATTCAAAAAAAGCAAGTAGAAGGAGATCAAGTTTATTGGGTCACGGATTATGATCATTATTTAAATGATTTCTTTAGTGAGCCTGCGCCTTACTGTTCATGGGCTACACAATGTGAAGCGGCAACTGCTAATAGTGCTAAATCTGGAAACGGTTTTTTAAGGGTTTATAGGGATAACCTTGGAAGGCCGATGAGAACAGAACATAGAGAGTATCACGAGGTCGAAGTATTACAAGATTTAGATAAAGATAGCGTTGTGTATCATGTCACATATGACAATGGCAGCAGCGAATATTTATACCCGTGGGAAATGCTACACATCAAGGCATTTACAACAAATGGGAAAATAGGCATATCAGCAATAGGCAATCATAGGAACACTATTGCAATTAGTATGCAAGCGACAAACTACGCAAACGAAACTTATGCCAGCGGTGGCTATGGCGGAGGAATCATTACACATCCAGCAGACTTATCAGCAACAGCAAGAAAGCGCATAAGCGAAGGAGTTCGACAAAAGCAAATTGAAAGAAAGTACCCTGTTTTAGATGAGGGTATGAAATTTCATCCAAATAAGTTGAGTCCAGCTGATTTAGACTACATCAATATGATGAAGTTCAGCCGTGCAGAAATAAATAGTTTGTTTAGGGTGGCACTTCATTTAACTATGCAGAATGAGCATAGCACAAAGTCTGGCACAGAGGATGATAGTTTAAACCATGTAAACCGTTGCTTACTGCCTTGGGTGAACAGATGGGAGGATGAATTGAAGTTAAAGTTTTTAAGCAAAGAAGAGAGGCGAAGTACAAGGATAAAATTCAACTTAGACACATTTCACAGGGCCAGCACATCAATAAGGATGGAGAAGCAGAAGGCTTTGGCTTTAATGCAAATTGCAAAGGTTAACGAGCTAAGAGCAATGAATAATTTACCACCTGTTCCAGATGGTGATCGTTTTGTTGATTTCCAGAAAACAACACCGCAAAATATAGGGCAATCAAAAAAAGATAGCGATGAGCAAGAATAATATCGAAAAAAGAAATATTGGCACGGCTGAATTAAGGGCAAAGAAAGAAGACCAAGAGGATTATGTAACTGTTGAAGGATATGCCTTTTTGTTTAACAGCCGCACGGATATGGGCTGGTATAATGAAGTAATACTTAGAGGTGCAATCACACAAGAAGAGTTAAATCAAATGGACGTTAGGGCGTGTGTAAACCATGATCCGAACTACGTCATGGCACGATGGAACAAAGGGAAGGGCAATCTTGATTTAAGAGTAGATGAAAAAGGGTTATACTATAGCTACAGAGTGAAAGAATCTGTACATCCTGCCTTCGTTGAGAATGTAAGGACAGGGACTATAAGTCAATCTTCATTTGCGTTCTACATTGACGAGCAAAATTGGAAAGAAAAGGACGGTGAAAACGAGTTGAGGGAAATCGTGAGGTTTAAGGAGATACTTGATGTTGCACCCGTGACATATCCAGCCTATCAAGATACAAGCGTAGCATTAAGAAGTTTTGAAGCTACAAAGGAAATTAGCAAAAAAGAGGAAGAGGTAAAAAACGAAATGAATAAGAAAAAAAGGTTTCTTCAGCTAATTGCAGAAGATTCTATTCTTTTATAATTATAAATATTTTAAAATGCCTAATTCAATAGAATTACAAAATGAATTGCGCAGTATTGCTTCAAAGATGGAATCTTTATACAATGCTGCCGAAAAGGAGAACAGAGGCTTTACACAAGATGAGGATGTAAAGTGGTCTAAAATGGTTGACGATCGTGCTTCACTACGTAGCCGATTAGAAAAAGCTAAAATGCTTGAAGAGGATCTAAAATCAAGAGCAGATCAAAAGGAAATTTTACAAGAGGTAAAAGATCAATCAGAGTTTAGAGAGAAAAACGGCAAAGAAGCAACTTATGGCGATGTGTTTAATAAATACGTGCGATATGGTAAGCAAGGTTTGACAAAAGAAGAACGTGCAACGCTTAAAGCTGGATTCAGAAGCAATGGCAAATCAGATTACAGGGGTGAGCATAGAAATCAAGTAGTAGGCACTAATAATTTAGGTGGCTATTTAGTTGATGACAGCTTTGATTCTGTTTTGATAAAAGCAATGGAAGCACGTAGTGCATTCATGGAAGCTGGTGAGGTTATCAGAACTTCAAGCGGTGAGACAATGCTTATGCCTTCACTCGATGAGACTGCCGTAACTGGTCAACGTGTAGGAGAGGCTACAGCATCAACAACGGTGAACATGACTTTTGGTCAAAAATCAATCGGAGCGCACAAGTACGGTTCTGGATTGATTGGGGTATCAACTGAACTTGTAGAGGATCAAGCTTATAATATTTTAACAGATATTAGCGAGGTAGCTACTGATCGTATTACGGATATCGTGAACAGCGATATGACAATAGGTCATGCTGGTAGCACACACATAGGAGCATCAAATGCAGGGCTAACGCAGTCGGTGACGGCTTCGGGAATCACTATTGTTGCAGACACATGGACATATGACAAGTTAGCGGATCTAAAGTACAGCGTGAACAGGGCTTACAGAAGAAATGCATCATTTATGTTTAACGATGCAACTTGTGCTTTGTTAGAGAAGCTAAAAGATAATGACGGTAGGCCATTATTAAATGTCAGCGCAAGAGAAGATAAGCCAGACACAATTTTAGGGCATTCATTTTTTATAAATGACTACATGGCCGATTCTGGTACAAGCTCAAATATTTGTGCGCTATTTGGAGACTTCAGCAAGTATAGAATCAGAATTGCAAGAGGTACAACTTTAAAGAGAAGTGCGGAACGCTACTTTGAAGAAGATATTGTTGTGTTCTTAGCATTGATGAGAATAGATGCAGTATTACGAGATGACAGGGCAATCAGATCTTTAGCAGTAGCCTAAGAAGTCTATTTCAGTTAGTTTAATTCATTTGGGGTAGCCGTAGTTTATCGGCTGCCCTTATTAAAAATAAAACATGAAAATATTCTTACCAAGCTCAATTACTTGCCCTGCGAAGTATCACCCAAGCGGAACAACAGGAACACTACCAGCAGGATGGGCAAATGTTAAAAAAGAGTATGCCGATGCATTGATAAAAGTAGGATCGGCATTGAGTGAAAAGGCATACAATGAAAAGCAAGACAAGCTAAAGAAGGTAGAAACGGCTTACGCTAAACAAACGGCACTATTTAGAAAGGAGCAAGAAAAGATAGCGAAGAGCAAGCAAGGCATGGCAAAGGCTGCTTTTAATCCGATTGTGAAAAGTACTACAAGTAAGAGCAAATACGAAAAAACAAGTTCTAAAGCAGGATAATGTACATTAAAACGCCAGCAGTTGTTGAACCTATTTCTTTATCAGAGGCTAAAGCTTGGTTAAAGATTGAAGAAGATGAAACTATTGAAGATAGTTTGATTACTTCTTTGATTACTGCGAGCCGTGAATGGGTTGAGAAGCATTGCAACATATGCTTAACTACAACGACAATTGTAGAGCATTATGATTGCTGGCATAGGCTAATGTATTTGCAGCGCAATCCGATTGCGATAACGAGTATAAAGTATTTTGCTGATGATGCTTATAGTGTTTTAAGTAGCGATGTGTATTCGTTGGATCTATATAGTTCACCAGCACGTATATTAATTGATTCTGATTACAGCTTGCCAGTAGTTGATAATGTCTTGAATGCCATTGAACTTGAATATACGTCAGGATTTGGAGAAAGTCCTTCTGATGTTCCTGCACAAATCGTTCAAGCGATACGATTAAAGCTTGCATCAATGTACACACATAGGGAGGATGGTGTGCCTAATTATATAGATAAATATGTAACAGCATCAATGTATTTGCTTCGTGATTATAAGATGGAATTTGCGAGGGTATGAGTATGATATATAACATATCACCCCAAATAGGTAGGCGCAACAGGCGTATAGACATTATGCGGCAGACTTTAACAACAAGTGCAACAGGCCACAAGCAGTCAGCTTGGGCGGTGCTTGCTACCGTTTGGGCGCATAGAAAAAATCAAGCGAAGTTTAAAGAAAATGTTGATGAAATGCAAACAGCATCATTTGCTTCAGTTGATTGGATTATTAAGTATAGAGGCGATTTAGCTATAACTGAACTGGACAGGGTGCGGTACAAAGGTAAGTTGTATGATATCATAGGCATTGAGGAAATCAATTTAGATAGTTTAATGGAATTGAAAACTATAGTAAATAAAGATAACTGATATGGCGATGACATTAGAAGGCCACAAAGAATTGATTAAAAACATTGGAAAGCTTGCAAACAGCTTTGATAATAAGACTTTAAAGAAAATACTTACAAAGTCATCTAAGGTCTACATTGCTAAAGCCAAAGCTAATGCGCCTGTATTTAAATATGATACAAAAAGATATAACACACCAAAGGTAAGCGGTAGGTTAAAAGCACCTAAAGGCATGGGCAAGGTTGTTGCAACTTATAAGCGTGGCAACTTAAAAAGATCAATTAGGAAGATTGCATTAAGAAGACTGGTTGACGCAATTTTAATTGGCCCTAAAGTTAAAAAAGGGCGCAAAAGGTCACCAGTCGAAGAATTTGGCGGCAACAAGGTTGATGGCTATTATGCTCATATGGTTGAAGGAGGAACAAAGCATTCGGCAGCAAATCCTTTTTTGGCTAATGCATGGAAGGAAACAGGTAGCACGGTTTTAAGAAATATAGAAAGCGAACTAAAAAAGCAAATTGATAAGCAAGTAAAATGAATTACGGCAAGATCATATATGATTTGTTAAGCGCAGGGACATATATAGCCTTTGCTAATAAGATTATGCCTGTAACTATAGCGCAGGGGACAGAACTGCCAGCAATTGCATATACTAAAGCCGTTGAGCCTATACAATCATTTATAGGCAAGAATTGTATAGAGGATGTCAACTTCAATTTATATGTGTTTGACGATAGTCCAGACGATTTGGATACGTTAGTGCAGAACATTAGAAAAGAACTTGAAGCAGTAGCAACACCTTATATCAACGATACAATGACGGTGCAGGATATCACCTATATTGGCACAGATCACGAGGGCTATGATAAAGATTTGTTTGGCGATGGTGTAGGTAGATATTTTGTTGTAGTGAAGTATAATTTTAAAATAAAATCGGATATAGATTAAAAGACATAACAAATTAAAATATGGCTGCAAATAATCATTTATACGTCAAGTCACCTATCAAATTTGGGCGCAATATGCTAACGAAAGGGAGAGTAATTCATACAAGTGATCCTATACACTATATCGAGAAATACGGAGACAAAGTTGCACTTTGGAATAATTGGCCAAAGCCGTTTGAAGAGGCAACTATTGAAAAAAAAGGTAAAAAAGATGATACCAAGACTAAATCAGCATAAAATTTTGAAATCTATAATTAAATAATAAATAAGAGATATGGCAACTACAGGAGTTTTAACAGGCGGCAGCGTATATTTACAGGCCGATATAGCAGGAGGAACAAGCTATGTTACAATAGCTTGTGCTACGGATGTTAGTTATGAGGTAACTAATGATTTAATTGAAAAGATTTGTATGTCGCAAGCTAATGACGGTGTAGACTATACAAGCGGATTAGTAAGATGGACAGCATCAATAACAGGTTTACTTGCATTAGATAGCACTTTGGGCGGTATGGATTTTCATGCACTTGTTTTGAGTGGAGCTAAATTTGCGCTGAAAGTAGTCTTAGGAGGCACAACAGGAGATGATTACATAACAGGCGATGTTATTGTAAGTTCATTAACTTATACAGGTGTGAACAAAGGAGGTCTAAACACATGGAATGCTACTTTCCAAGGTTGTGAAGTACCAGCAACAGGAACAGAGGCCTAATGATGAAAAGGAATTAAATTAATTTATATATGAATATTGAAATAGGACAAATTGAGATACAAGGGCAGAAGTATCCTTGTGAGCTGAACATGGCTGGCCTTGAAGAGTTCTTGGAACGAGAGGGCAAGCAATTAAGCGATATTGGTGAGTATCTTGGTACAGGGCAGTCGGTAAGTAAGATGATTAAGTTGCTTCATTTTATGTTGGAATATGGGCATAGAGTGATGGGCAAAGAGTTGTCTATAACCGTTGATCAGTTGGCCGTAGTAGTTGGTTTTGATGTTGAATTTGTGGCAAATCACATTATGAAATCAATGCCTAACGAAGCGAAAGATGATAGCGAAAAAAAGCCGAAAAGCAGCAAGACGAAGACATAGAAGCCTTGACGGTTTCAAAGCTTAGAGGGGTGTGGTGCGGTCATATAGGTCTTAGTTTATATGAATTTAACCATGCCTCTCTAAGAAATGTTTTCACCATTATTGCTGCGTATCAAAAAAAGGAAATGTTGCAAGTTGAAAGACAAAAGAACTTAGCAATATTAGCTGGACAAGTAGCGACAACGCCATATATGAAAGATCACGATAGGCAAAGATTTTGGAGTAGCTTAGAGGGCGAAAAGGAATCTAAAGAATATAGTGACGAGCAGTTAATGGCATTGCTAAATGAAGCCGCAAGAATGAACGGTGAACCAGTTTACATAAAAAAAGCAGATGGGCAAATCATTAGCACAACTTAACGTAGTTATAGGGGCGCAAGTAAAAGGCTTTGAGAAGTCTTTGAATAAGGTGCAAAAGCAGCTAAGAAAGTTTGAGCGCAATTTGGAGAAGACAGGCAGAAGCCTAACGCAGAATCTAACTTTGCCTATGGCTGCTTTAGGCGGTGGAGCGGTGAAGGTTGCAGCAGATATGGAGACATTAGAGGCCAGCTTAGTAACTGCCTTTAGAGGGTCAGAAACAGCGGCAAAACAAGCTTTAAAACAGATTACTAAGTTTACGGCAGAAACACCATTCCAACTGCAAGAGGTTACAGAGGGATTTATTAAGCTGAAGAATATGGGCTTAAATCCTTCAATGGAGGCTTTAACCAGCTATGGAAATACTGCTTCGTCAATGGGTAAGAGCTTAAATCAGATGGTTGAGGCCGTAGCAGATGCAGCAGTAGGCGAGTTTGAGAGGTTAAAGGAGTTTGGTATAAAAGCAAGATCAGAAGGGGATAAGGTAGCATTTACATTTAGGGGCGTAACTACAACAGTTCAAAAGAATAGTGCAGAAATACAAAAGTATCTATTAGATATTGGAAACACAGAATTTGCAGGGGGGATTGAGCGGCAAGCAAATACTATAAATGGTAAAATGTCAACACTAAGAGATAATATCACTTTAGCGTTGGCGGAGCTTGGCAAGGAGATTGTAAACGCATTTGATTTAAAAGAAGTCATCACTAACTTAACTACCTACATTGGCAATCTTACAAGATACTTTAGCAGCTTAGATGAGCAAACGAAGAAGAACATAATAAGAAAGGCAGCATTTGCGGCAGCAATCGGGCCAGCTATATTGGCGATAGCAAAACTTGTTAGTGTTATACAAGGGTCAATCGGAATGATGAAAAACCTTATAGTTTTGGCCTTAAATCCTGTAGCGTTGAGTTTAGCGGCATTAGGCGCAGCGGCTTTATATGTGTGGGCAAATTGGGAGGCATTTAGTAGTAGATTCCAAAATATGTGGACAGCCGTAAAAAATAAGGTTACTACAAGCATTAAATTCATACTATCTAAGTTAGAGCAGTTACAGCAATTCTTAGGGGTTCAAGTGTTTGATCTTTCGGAAGCTTTTGCGGATGAAAAGCTTGAAGCAGCAGATATGATTGACGAGCCAAGTTTTAAAAGCATTGGCGACACAATTGACACACTAAAAGGGAAGTTTAAGGATCTTTTAAAAATACCTACTACACCATTAGCTACCGATAATGATTTGGGGGGTTCTGATTTTGCTATAGAAACGCCAAGCACAACAGGGGGAGCTTTAGCACCTATATCTAAAGAAATAAAAGATTTACCAGAGCTTACTGCACAGTCATTCAAATTAGTTAGCGAGAATATAAGCAGCCTTGATGAAGTAATGAAGGAAAAGGGGCAAAGCATGAACACAACTTTTGCCGAGCTTAAATCGGGGATAATTGATAATGTTACCGAAATAGGCGGTATTATATCAAGTGGCTTATCAGAAAGCTTTGGGGCTTTTTCAGATAGTTTAGCTGGCTTAGTTGATGGAACGGCATCAATGGGGAATGCAGCAAGGGCATTTATGCTGCCTTTAGTTGGAATATTGGAGCAAGTAGGGGAGGCAGCAATTAAAACAGGTGTGGGGATGATTGCAATAAAACAGGCTTTGGAATTTAAAAATCCATTTGCAGCAATAGCTGCTGGTATAGCAATGAAGGCTTTAGCAGGGGCGGTAAAATCAAAGATAAGTGCAGCCATACCAGCTTTAGCGGAAGGGGGCTTGGCCTTTGGGCCTACATTGGCATTAGTAGGGGATAACAAAGGAGCAAGTGCAGATCCAGAGGTGATTGCACCATTAAGCAAGTTAAGTGGGATGTTGCAAGATGTAATGAAGCCAATGGCCTATAATATGCAGCCAGTTTCATACGGTAGCGGCTTGGCCGTAGAGTTTGGAGAAATCAAACTTAAAGGATCTGATATGTACGCAGCTTGGAAGATTCAGCAAAAAAGAGAAGGCAGAATAAAATAAAAAATGGCTAAAAGGCTACATAGCACATATAGGGATTATTTAAACAATTATGATTATGATGTTGAGATTCATGATATAAATTTTAGTGGTGCAAGTACAGAAATAGCTATAAGCACAAATGGCGGTTCAGGTATCTTAAAGAAATTTGAGGGCGAAGAGCTTGAGCTATTCCAATTCATAGTGCCTACAACATTAGAGATTGAATTTATAATTTCTATACAAGCGCATTTAGATTTTTATGATGATCTAAAAGAAGCCGATGAAAAGCAATTTTTTGTAAAAATATACAAGAGGGCGGCAATTGATTTTATAGGGATGTTGTCTATTGATGATACTTACATGGATGCAACACCTATAGAGGGCAAGCGATTATTTAAGGTAACGGCCAGAGATGGATTAAGCTACTTAAAGAATGTGCAATATGAGGCGGCACAAGTGCAAGACTATATAGATCAGCAGCAATTAGGGAAGTTTAGAATAAAGCCAGATAGCAGCCAAGTTTATCTAAGTGCAACTGGCGATAGATCACCTTGGAAACAAGACGTACATAACTTCACAAGTGGCTTTGATTTTATTACAGGGGCATTTGATAAGGTTGGGAGGTATGACTTCAAAGCCTACGTTTCAATTATTGGTGATGCGAGTGCTTATATAAATGCGAATGGAATCACACCAGCCTTTGTACTTGCTATGACTTCACAAGGCTTTTTATTGCAATTAAGCCTATATAAAATTGATATTCACGGTTCTACCGTGCAACTTGCAGATCCACAAGATTTACGATTTATAGTGGGTGACAACACCAGTAATGCTATAAGTAGTAAGAGGGTTACGGCAAGCATAGAAGCAGAAAGCGTAGAAGTTTTAGACGGTGAAACTGTATTTTGCAAACTTACGTGGTCATATAATAATAGCTATATAGAATACACCGTAGAGGAATCATCATATTTTGAAAATGTAATTGATGCACCTGTAAGCATAGATAATGTATATGCTTCTTTTAAAGATCACATTGGAAATATATTTAGTCAACTACCTACGATTAATGAATATCCAAGCGGCACGGATGTTATAGTAGTTAATGTCCCTGAAGCAGAAACAAATCAAGGGGCAGCAAAAGGTGAAGACTATAACGGCATTCCTTATAACGGATTTATAACAGATTATACAAGCAATCCACCAACGGCTATAAGTTGTTATGATGCATTAAAGGAAATTGCTATACAATGTGCAGGAAGCGTGGAATATCGAAATGGTAAATATTACATTTTGCCCTACAACGATAGAACTACAGGAAATGCATATGATAAGGATATGAATTTTAGACAAGCGGTTACTAATACGCTTGATGTATATGACGATAATAGCACCATTCCAGAGTGTATAGGGAAAGGGCAATATACATATGTGCAAGCTGCAAGGCATTTAGAATTATGTTACGATAGATTGACAACGGCAAATGTTTTGGCTGGTGCTGCTGCTCAATTTCCTACGGATACATATGGACAACTATACACTATTAAGAATGCGAACTTGCCAGATCGTGAGCATAGACTAAAGATCGTTATAAGGATAGGTACAGTTATAAAGCCAGCAGCACTAATTACATTAGCAAATTCGGGGGCTAAATTCCTTCATGCATTTTTAGGTGTGTTAAAGCTTGGCAGCGATTACTTGAAGATTGAAAATTTGAACGAAGCAAAGCAAGCAGTAGCGATTTATAGCCTGCCTGAATATAGTGCAGATAGTTCTAACAAGATTGATATTCACGGCCCTTTACAATCGGATGGAATCAAAGAACATATTATCGAAGTATCATTTGATTTGCCAGCTTTAGCATATACAGGAGATGTTGAAGTAGGCATGGAGTATGATAGAACTTATGTGAATGTAAGTCAAACAGAGTATACAGAAACGGTTCTAACGGCCTTGCAATGGTCAATTGATAGTATACAGCTAACGACTTTAGATCGTGCCGAGGATGACAAGTATTACACCGATAGCGTATGCACGAAAGTGTATAGTGAGAATAATAGCGAAACGTATAGCTTTAAGACAAGGTTTAGCGATAATACAATAATAGAAAATGATGGAGGCGCATTAAGGGTTTATGACGGTTCTGAATGGGTGCAGCCTAATAGTTATGGTGGCAGGAGTCGGCAAATGGCTATCACTCAACTGCTTGCCAACAGGGTAGCAAAGCCGATGGAGATTATAAACCATGAATATCGGGTATCAGATCAATTCTTAGGCCATACTACACCAGATGGAACAACGGTCTATATGATGGTTTCAGGTACATGGAACAGCGTATATAATAGAATTGCTGGCCAATGGTGCGAGTATAGAATAAGTGCATTCTATGAAAGAATGAACTCTATTACCTACATAAAAAATGCTGGTGCTGAAAGTGATAATAGTAAGACATTAAACGGTGCGTCAAATAATGGAGGTGGCACAACTGCAACAGTAAGCACGGTGACAGAAGAAACAGGAGGCGGCACTTTAGAAAGGTATTACTACTATACAGATACTTTTGCAGGGTCTACAATTACGCTGCCTACAACTGGTTATAGATTGCCAGATCCAAGTATTTACACAACTACAGAAATGATTGCAATGTTCATTGGAAGCCTTCGGGCGAGTGGCAACTATGTTTATAATGCCACACCTACAAGGCCAGAACACTTTAGCATAGATTTTGTAAATTTGCAAATCAATTTAGGGCGTGAAATAGAGGCAGGAACACCAATTTTTTTTACATGGTTCATCTTATGATTATGCTTAAATACATATCAATATTTTTATTAATATTTGCTTTTGGCAATGTGTCAGCACAAGTATTTTTAAGCGATTTGCAGTATGCAGACACGGCAAATTATATGGTGTTGACGGATTCTATAGGGGAGCAAAGATATATTCATAAAGATTCAATTTCATGGGCAAGCAGCTTGCAGATAGTGCAAGATTCTGTAGCCAATAGGGTAGACAGTAACTATATCAGATATATACAAGATGATCGAGTTGATACCATTGAATACTATGTAGATGGATTAGTTTGGGGTGATCAGTTATTAGATTTAAATGGTAATGATTTAAGCATCACAAACGGCAACACGGTTGATTTATCTGAAATAGTACCCAATATTGATGGGGTAGAAATGGTGATGAGTGTTGGATCTTATACACCAGCATTTACATTGCCAGCAGATATGAACAGAATTAACATACATATAAATGGGGTGCGCTGCAAAAAGGTTGCTTCTTCACCAGCACATTTTAGCGAATATTACATAACAGGGAATACAATATTTTTTTATGAGACATTGGATAATGATTTTGTCAGCATTCTTATCTATTAATTTAAGTGCGCAAAATGTAAAGAAGGTTTATGTAAAGGTGATTGACACAAGTGGAATTGGTGGAAGTGTTGCCGATACTAATTATATAGTAGGCCAATTGGATATAATTAGGGGTGAATTAGCTGACACGGCTGCATTGCTTAGATCTGATATTAGTGATAGTTTGGCGAATATGGTTACTGATAACATATATATAGCAGATGGAACATTAACAGGTGATAGGGAGATTGTAAGCGATGGATATGATTTAAGCTTTACAGGCACAGGCAACGTAGGCATAGGAACGAGCAGCCCAAGTGCGAAGCTTCATGTAAGTGGGGGAGGTCAATTTAGAACAACTCATAATAGCGGTCACTATACAGACATTGATGGGCGTTATGTTACAAATATAGGAATTGGGCAAAGTTCAAGCATTAGATCATACAATTATCATAATAGCAAAAATGTTGGAGCATCTTTTTTAGGCTATAAACTTGGATATTCAAACGGTGTGGATGCTATACTTCAAGAAAATGATCATAAATTATTAAGATTAGAAGCTGGGGCATATACAGGGAGTGATGGTAAAACTGGCGGTTCGCTCACTTTTTATAATTCAGGGATATGGACGACATCACAAAGACCAACGAGATTTGAAATAGATCTTGCTAATAACAGTAATGTAACAAATAGTGTCTTTCAGATTGAGTCTGATGGTGAAATAATATTGCCTGAATATGGGGCATTAAACTTTTCAGGTAATAATGCAAATTTATTAGGGGCAAGTGCTAATGGTAATATTGTAGAAATTACTGATATTTCGCTTGACGGAACAGGCAAAGTAGGTATAGGTACAGCGAGTCCGTCAAATACTCTTCATGTTAATTCGGATGGAGTTAATACAACAGCAAACTTTCAAAGTACGGATGCCAATGCTAATATAGGATTTACGGATAACACAACAACGGCTTTAACTGGAATAGGAGCAAATGGAGATCAATTAAGATTATACGCAGGAGGGAATGCAAGGGCTTATATAAGCAATTCGGGCAACGTAGGGATAGGCACAAGCACTCCGAGTGTTGAATTTGATGTAATAGGCGACATAGAGTATACAGGCACAATTACAGATGTGTCGGATGAGCGACTTAAAGAAAACTTTTTGCCAATTGATTCGGCATTGCAAAAGGTTATAGCTATCAATCCAACTTTGTTTACAATGAAAGGTAGTGACAGGGTAGAGTCAGGCTATAAGGCACAGAATGTACAAGAACACTTTTCGCACGTAGTGAAAGAAGTTGACGAAGCTGGCACATTAGGCTTAGATTATACGCAAATGATTAGCTTACTACATCAAGCAATCAAAGATCAACAAGCTTTAATAGATAGTTTAGAAGCAAGAATTGAAGAATTAGAAAATCAATAAATATGAAAATTAGAATTATATTTTTATTCTTAGCATTAGCAACATTTAGCTATGCGCAAGATGATGTAGAATATGTGTTGGAATCTGATAGCACCTACACAGAAATTCAAAAAACATACATAGATTCATTAAGCGCAGAAGAGGTAACTCAAAGAAAAAGAAAACGCTTTGAGCAATTGTTATTAGATAATGATGCAAAGATTATAACTATAGTAGAAGTTGATACTATTCAGCTTGACACAGCTATAGTTGTGTATGACGAAGGGCAAGCTATACGATTAACTAATTATATCATTGATACGATAAGCATTCGCCTTGGGCTTGAATTAGGTGATTATGTTGCAGATAAATCAAAAATAGATAGGGCCGTTGAGGATGTCGAAAGAGCAAGAGAGCGAGTTACAGAAGCATGGGATGCTCTAAAGAAAGAAGGCGTAAGCAAGAGAAGGCAAAGGGAGCTTATATGGCAACAATGGGCTAACACATACAGGGCGAAGTACAATCAAGAGTTTAGGCAAAAAAAGAATTAAGATATGAAGTATTTATTTGCGGTAATATTTTTAATAGTAGCTTATTCATTACAGGGGCAAGGCATTAAGCCAAGGCAGTTGCAGGATGCAGATACTATTAGCTCTATTTTGCTTAGTAATATAGCTGGAAGATATCAGCATATACACATAAATAGTGCTATAGACATTGATACAATTGTTGGTAGAACATTAGGCAATGATGACCATAAGTTATCGGTTAAAATCGGTGCGCAAATAGATACAGTAGAATACTATGTCAGCGGAATTCAAAATGTTGCAACTGGCACAGACAATCAAACTATCAGCTTAGACGGTAATTTGTTGACAATAGAAAATGGGGGCTTTGTTGATTTAAGTAGCTACTTAGATAATGCAGATGCGCAAGATTTAAGCTTGAGCGGTAATACTTTAAGCCTAACTAATGATGCTACTACAGTAGATTTAAGTGGTTATTTGGATAATACAGACGCACAAGATTTAAGCTTAACTGGCAACACATTGAGTTTGACTAATGACGGTACTACTGTAGATTTGAGTGGTTATTTGGATAATACAGATGCGCAGGATTTAGGTAGTAGTGCTAATGGTACTGATAGAACTATTACAATTAGTGGAGGTACTAATACAACATTTAACATTGCTGATAACGATAATGATAGCTCTAATGAAATACAGGATCTAAGCTTAACTGGTAACACCTTGAGTTTAACTAATGATGCATCTACGGTAGATTTGAGTGGTTATTTGGATAATACAAATCTATCACAAGAGCAAGTGCAAGATTATGTAGGTTCAATGGTTACAGGTAATACAGAAAGCGGTATCAGCGTGACTTATGACGATGATAATGATGAATTTGATTTTGTTGCTACTGATAATAGTACATCTAATGAATTGCAAACTATTGACGTTTTTGGACTTTCTGGAAATAATTTAGAGATTAGTTTATCAAATGATGCTGCTATATATACTCAAAGTTTAGAAGGTTATTTAGACAACACTAATTTATCACAAGAACAGGTGCAAGACTTTGTCGGCTCAATGGTTAGCGGCAACACGGAAACAGGTATAATTGTAACTTATGATGATGTAGGCAATCATTTTGATTTTGAAGTTTCAGGCGGTGGCATAAGTAACATATATAACACCAACGGCACTTTGACAAGTGATAGAACTGTAACATATAACGGCTTTGAACTTAATTTTGCTGAAAATACAGGAGATAATAACACATATTTTCACAGTAATAATGGAGGTACAACTTTTTTAAGATTAAATGAAGGTATTGCGCAATCTTTTGGGGGATATCTAAAGTATGATGGTGGGCCAAATAGGGTTTACATTGGTAGTTATAGCTCAACAACTGATGTTGACGCAATAATGATTCCAAGGGCAACAACAGATGTTTATCTAAGTGGATACGGTTCTGGCAAGTCAGGATCAGAGGCATATAATTTATCCGTGCAATCAGATGGTAAGATAATAACAACATCAAGTGCAGCACCTACGATTATTTATGGTAGAACAAGTTCATTAATATCTGGTACAGGATTTAGACAAATGAATATCAGCGGTGTAACGATTAATGGAGGCGGCATGACAGTTGATTTGGTGACGGATAGAATAGAGTTTAGTACATCGGGACATTTTCTATTTAATTACAATGTTCCCTATTTAAATAATGCTTCGGGTTCAGGTCAAGGGGGCGTAGTGATTAGAAAAAATGGTAGTACTGTTAACATTTCAGGAGGTACATTAAATAATGATTCATCAAGGGCAAGCACATATCAGCCTACTGGCGTAAGCGGTGGGGTAAGTGTTTCAAATGGTGATTATATAGAGATTTACTTTTCGCAAGCAGTAACACAAACATATAGCACAGGTCAAGGTTACTTTTCGGGGACATTAAAGAAAACATAAAATACAAACAGCCCTTTAGATAATTTTTATAAATAAATTTGATGAGATAAATAAATAGAATGAAACACCTACAAGGGTTAAATATTATCAAATTCATTGTTGATAATTGGGCATGGATTATAACGGTTTTTACACCTATTTTTACATGGTTTACCGTAGATAGGTATAAGGCAAGAAAAAATAGATCTATAGCTAAGATTGAAGAGAATGAGGTCATGAAAGAGCAGCTTAACAGGTTGTATCTTGAACTAAGCGATATTTTTGAAGAGCAGTTAGTAAAGCAAAAAGAATTACATCATGCAAAGCTAAAGCTGGTCAAGGTAAATGCATTGATAGAACAAATAAAAATAGAATGCCATTCTGAATGCATTGATAAATTATTGGAAAGTATAGAAAAATCTAAGTTATGAATGCCAAATCTATAGATTTTGATAAAATTTCATTTCTTATAAATTCATATCGAAAAAGGATAAAGAAACTGGAATTTATAAACGAGGTTTTATGGGATCAAGACATTATAAAGAATTGGCAAGTAAATGAGGTTAGAGAGATAGCAGGAACATTTAATAGAATGGTTCTAAATGATAAGACACATAGGCGATTTCATACTTTAATACCTTCAGGTAAGGGATTTATACCAGCGCATTTTCATGACTTTGTTGAAGTTGCGACAGTTTTGCAAGGTGAATTGTATGACAACTTGATGAGCAAAACGGTAACGGTAGGAGGTAAGATGGTTTATGCATTTGGTGAGCCACATGAGCCAGAAAACATAAAAAAAGAAGATTGCCTGTTGGTTGTGGATTGGGTTAGAACAATATCAATAGATGAGGCCTTGCACTATTTAAAGTTAAAGACAAAGCATTATAACATGGATTACTTTACATTATGACTTATCACCTACATAGAATTTACAGCGAGGAAACAGGATTAGAGGGCGCACAGATATTGAATGAAATTAAGACGGATCAAAAGGCATTAAATACAGGGGATCACTATATATTAAATGAAAAGGCCTACAGGGTAGAAGCTGCAACAGGGTTGAACTTTAGCGGAATGTTTGCCTTTATGTATATTTTCATTTTGGATGAAGATTTAACTAATTTTTTTAAACAAATAGGAGTTTTATGACATATTTTAATTTTAAAACATTGCTGGCAATAACAGCATTTTTTTTATGCTATTGTGCTGCATATGCGCAAGGGGCTGATATTGACTTCAGCACGGCAACATTTGATCAAATTCATTTATATGTAATTGGGTTAATTACTTATATTTGGGGGCAAATATCAAAGGTGATTCCAAAAATTGGGACAATCCCAACAGCAGCAACAGTCGTGGCAGGAGGCTTGGCGGTTGTTATTATTGCCTTTTATCAAGGCGTTGGGGGCATCTTAGAGAACCTTATGGCGGTACTTTCGACAATGGGGATTTATGATTTAATATTGTCGCTTACAAAGCCAAAAGTGAAAGAAGAAAGTTCATAATGTTTTTTTTTTAGTTTGATTAATAATTAAGGGCTGGAAGCAGCCCTTTTTTCATATTTAGCTTATGTGTAAAATATGTTATGTACCTCAATTGGAGAAGCCTAAAGGCGTTTACGCTATGGCGATGGAGGGAATAGTATATATCAATAAAAAGTATACTACAGGCGAAACAATCACAATTCAGTTTAAAGACTTTTCGCAAAAAGAAAAAGACTTTGTAATGAATGCTGCTTCAGAATGGTTGAAGTATGCAAACTTAAAGTTTAAGGTAATAGACGGATTTGATACGGCAAACATTAGGATTACTGCTAACCCTAATTTAGGATCATGGTCATATCTTGGCACAGATAGCACATATGTAAGACGAGGCCAAGCAACAATGAATTTTGGATGGTTGGCGCAGGATATGCTTACAAATGATCATAGCACAATTTTACATGAATTTGGGCATGGTGCTTTGGCAATGCCACACGAACACCAAAACCCCTATGAGCCGATTCAATGGGATAAGGAAAAGGTATATAAAAGGTTTGGCGGTGCGCCTAACTTTTGGGACAAAAAGACAATAGACCACAATATTTTAAATGTGTTAAGCACGGAAGGCATTAGCGCAACACCTTTGGATAAGAATAGCATAATGGCATATTTCTTTGATGCTGATTTGACTTTAAACGGTGTTGGAATGCCACAAAACAAGGTGTTAAGCGAAACTGATAAAGCCTTTGCTGCGGCTCAGTATCCTTATCCAGATGAGCCAGAGGTAAATGTAAATGTTGAGCTAAAGCGGTTTTTATCACACTACTTTTTAAACAGCATTTATATCAACAGGGCAACAAAGCAACAATTATTAATATGCCTTGGATGGCTTTCTATTGATGTAAATCCTACGGATAGTAAAGAAAAGTTATTGACCACACTTAAAGAAGCAATTAAGAACATATGAAAGAATTTAGATATTTAGGGAAATCAGAAAAGGCCGTTTTAATAGCTTGGCTTGTCCTGCTTGCTACTTGCCTATTTACCTGTAAGGTTTCAGCACAGGAAGCTATTAAGAAAGATAGTTTGGAGGTGTTGCCACAAGCGATGATCGGTGATATAGTCAAGATTGTGTCAACGGTGATAGCTAAAGATCCATCTAACAGTCCTGAACCTATTGTGAAGATAAAAGCCAGTAAGAAAAAACGGAAAGAACTAAAGGCATTAAATAAGGATCTAAAGAAAGAAAGAATCACTAAATATCAATATGATATCTTGGAGGCTGCATTGCTTGAAATAGATATCAGCAAGCTACAGAATTACTACAGGTTTAAGGCTAACATGATGAAATGATACATAAACCATTGACTAACATAGAACTAAGGGGTAGCGATGAAACTGGAAATGGATGGTATGGCGCAAATAGAGGCCATAGGAAGCATAAAGGATTAGACTTGGTGTCTATACCTAATGAAGCAGTATTCAGCCCTATACACGGCATTATAACGAAGATAGGCTATCCATATGCCAATGCCTTACAATTCAGGTACATAGAAATCACAGGGCCAATTTATAGAGTATGGTTGATGTATGTATTGCCAGCTGATAGCATAAAGAAAGGGCAAAAGATATTTATAGGCAATCACGTTGGCACGGCACAAAATATAGCGGAATATCATCATCCAGAGATGCAGAACCACATTCATTTACAGGTCTGGAAATATGGCTTATTAACAGATCCAGAGCCTATACTATTCTATTAATGAAAAATCACAATTTACAAATCAATAAGGGGTATGCACAATTTAAAAAAGCAGACGGAATGGATTAAGTTTAAGGACGATATACAACACTATTTAGATGCGATAGGCTACAGGCCAAGCGAAATTGCACGGCTTATATTTAAGCAATATCCAGCTGAATTAGATGGGGCTAATTTCAACGGATTACGAAGACATATAGAAAGGGGGCGCACTTCGGGTATATATACAACTCAAAGCCTTGTAGAAACAAGGATAGAAAGAAATAAGGCTGGTGAGGTCGTTAAGACAACAGAAAGCCTTAGAAGCGGCCTAAATGTTGATGTGTCTGGAATGAAGATAAAGAAGGTTACACAGCTATATCACGGTGGGCAGAATGTAACTTTGATGCCTGATCAAAATAGTTTACTAATTAGTGAACTATCAAGCGTTTTTGAAGAAACTTGCAGGGAGCTAATGGGGACGCAAAAGAAACAACTAAAGGTAAATAAAAAGGCTACTGATAAGGCTTGCATAGTAACGATGACAGATGAGCACGTAGGCATGGCTATAGACAAAGATTCATTGTTCAGCTATGAATATAATGCCGATGCTTATACAAACAGCATGGGGAAGGTATTTGAGGCCGTTATGAAGGAGTTCAGAACACATGGTACTTTTGATGTGCTTTATATCGATAACTTAGGCGATGGGCAAGACGGATGGGATAAGAAGACTACAAGAGGCGGCCATGAGCTTACGCAGAACATGAGTAATTCAGAGGTGTTTAAAACTTGCCTGCTTACAAAATGGGATCTGTTAGAAAATTTAATAGATAAGGGTGTTGCAAGAAAGGTAGTATTCAGAACGGTAAGTAATGCGAACCATTCTAGCGAGTTTGAGAAATCTATAGCTATTGCTTTGCAAACTTTAGTAAATACGGTTTATGATAATGAAATTGCAGAAGTAGACATATTAACAAAATTCATTGAGGCCAGATATTATGGGGATCACGGCTTTTTACTTACGCATGGCAAAGATGAGAAGTTCATGAAAGCACCATTACCGTACACATTAAATGATAGAACAATTGTCTTGATATCTGATGTCATAGATCACTATAAAATAGATGCACCTTATTTACACGTTCATAAGGGCGACCTACATTGCATAGGATATGATGCAAGGCCAATGAAGTTTGATTATAGAAACTTTGGGGCATTTAGTCCACCGTCTAATTATATAGGCCACAACTTCGGGAATAGTAAAAGCTCATTTGCCATAGACATTGTGGATAAGGGATCAAGCGAAGTGGCACACACGGATTACTATCTACATTATAAGCCTATTCTTATTTAGACTTCTTATAATTAAGGTATATATTTTCTATATGCTTTGTATATACAAGATATATGTATATATTGCAGTATAATTATTAATTAAACATTTAAAACATGAAAGAAGAAATAAAATTTTACGAAGCTTGTGAATACTTAGAATACTTCAGAATTGCTACAGAGTTAGAAATTCACCTTGTGTGTTGTATCAACGGCCATAGTCTTGAATCATTAAAAAGCATATTGTATGCACGAACTGGATACAGAAGTTTTGAGCAACACGAAGAGGCAGCAAATTCTTAAAAACAAGAAAAGGGCTTCGGCCCTTTTTTTAAATTAATTAAAAAAATGAAAAAAAGAGAACTTACTAAGATTGTAGAGAAAACTTTAGGAAGAAAAGTTCAGCTACTCAATAGATTAGTTAAAAATAAAGCTGGCGAGTGGTGTCAACATTACGTATCAGTTCACGGGGAGTATCAAGCTACTTACAAAATACCTCAATCACCATTATATGGTGAAAAGTATAATGACAATGGTTCATTATGGTATGCTGATGATAAGGACGAAATAATTGAAGCCCTAAGAAATGATGGCTTTATAGTTCATGATACTTTAGGCAACAAATATGAAATCCTAATTGAAGTTAGTAAGTATTGGATTTATGACGAAAACAAAGGGTGTGACGTGGTCGGATATGATTTCGAGAAATCTGAAAACACATTTCTCTCAAAAGAGTTAAGGTATCACAATACTAAAGATTTTAAAATCGTAAACTCTTAAAAACAACAAAAGGGCTTCGGCCCTTTTTTTAATACACTTATTTAGACTTCTTTTAATTAGAGTATATATTTTCTATATACTTTCTATATGCTTTGTATATACAAGATATATGTGTATATTGCAGTATAATTATTAATCAAACATTTAAAACATAAATTATGAATATCGGACAAAAGAGAATCAAGCAGCAGTTAGACACCATAGATCATTACACTAAGATTATGATGGATCGTAGAAAGAGAATTGAACAAGGACTAACAGATGTAGATGATTGTTTTATTAGTGAAAGATCTAATCAACACGCTATAACTGAGGCCAAGCTAAAACTGGAAATATTACAAAATGGCGGCTTATCAAAATTTGAAGTCTTGGTAGATGTTGAGACAAATGACATTGTCTCAAAGAAAATAATTCAAGGCAAATATGGCTTATGCTGGATAGTTAATGATGACCATGCCGACAAGTTTGGCCGTTTTGTGGGTCTTGCTAAGAAAGAATCTACCTATTCAAAAAAAGGTTTAAAAGTTGAATGGCAAGAGCTTCCTGCATGGGTTTGCTTCAATGCTGGTAGCGGTAGCGGTATGATGGGAATGTATACAGGAGCATATCAAATGTTCCCAAGTAGCAAAAACTACTTCACTGAAAAATAATAATGAACTCTTAAAAACAAACCAAAGGGCTTCGGCCCTTTTTTTAAATTAATTAAAAAAATGAAAAAAAGAGAACTT